TTAAACCAATGCCATTATGGTCAAACAAATTAAAATCAGTAACAGGGTTTTGTTCCCATTTATCTTGAAACGGCTTTTTGCCCTTAACCAAACACAATTTAAAACCATGATTAACATAACTTGATGCGGCTTGTTTATTGTTTTGCATTTTCTAATTGTCCTTCTAAATAGTCAGAGAGTTTTTTGATGGTTTCATAGTCGGCTTTCTCTATTTTCATCAAACGATAAATCGTATTGGAGTGGATGCCAACGCGATCAGCAACAACATTTAGCTGTCGGTCTGTTAGTAGATTTTTAATCTCTGGTAACGATAACATTTATTTACGCCTTTTTTGGTTGTCAGTGTTGACACAATAACAAATTATAATTACTATAGCAACCACTGGATGCATGAAACCAGTGAAACCAGTGAAACCAATTAACCAAGTGAGACAAAAACATGAGCAATTTATCAGCCTATAACTTCAACGCCGAAGAAGTAGAACCATCCAATTCTTTCGACCCAATCCCTGCTGGTTGGTACAAAGCAATCGTTAGCAATAGCGAAATGAAGCCAACGCGCGACGGTTACGGCGAGTATCTTTCTTTGACCTTGCAAATCATTGAAGGTCAACACGAAAACCGCCTTGTATTTGCCCGTTTGAATCTTAAAAATGCAAATGAAAAGGCCGTTGATATTGCGCGTAAAGACTTGGCCGCCATTTGCCGCGCTGTTGGTGTTATGTCACCGCAATCTAGCGAAGAGCTTCACGACATTCCGTTAATGATTAAGGTTAAGGTGCGCGCCGCTAGTGGTGATTATGAGGCAAGTAATGATGTTGCAGGTTATAAAGCGTCCGAAGGTGCGGATTTAACACCAACACCGAAAACACAAACACCGCCACCGCCACCCGCACCCACTAAAAAGCCTTGGCAAAAATAAGAACACGTTTTTAACGCGCTTTCGGGCGCGTTTTTATTTTATGTATGGAGTACGAAATTATGTCATTTTTATCAAACATCACGCGCAACAAAGCAAAGACTGAGCGCGTTATTATCTATGGCGAGTCAGGTCTGGGTAAAACAACATTCGCCACGTCTGCCCCGTCACCTATCGTTATTCAAACTGAGGACGGACTAGGTGAGATTGATGTGCCATGTTTCCCCCTTGCTGAATCATACATTGATGTAATGAAGGCATTAGACAGCCTAGCCAACGAAGACCACGACTTCAAAACAGTGGTTATTGACAGCTTAGATTGGCTAGAGAGCCTGATCTGGAAGCAGGTTTGCATTGACAACAAAGTACCAACAATTGAGAAAATAGGTTACGGACGTGGCTATAACGAAGCCTTAGTGCTTTGGTCTTATTTTTTTGACGAACTAAACAAATGCCGCGATAAAGGAATGTTAATCATTATGACAGCGCATAGCCAAGTCAACAAAATAGAAGACCCTGAACACCTAACCTTTGACCAACACGACCTTAAACTACACAAAAAGGCGGCTGCTTTGTGTCGTGAGTTTGCAGACGTTATTGGCTATGCCTCGTTGAAAAAGATTATCAAAGTAACAGAAGGCAAAGGTTTTAATGATGACAGAAACAGGGCAATAACCACAGGTGAGCGAATCCTTAACCTAAGTGCAAGTCCTGCTTATGTTGCAAAGAACCGTTACGATATGGCTTCTCAAATGCCGTTGCTGTGGTCAGAGTTTGCAAAGTATTTACCGAGTCAGAAATAAACTAAAGTGCGGTCATTATGTACCGCACAACCGAGAAACCGAAATGATTATTACACTCAGAGATTATCAGCAGGACGCGGTTGAAAGTGCTTACGCGTACTGGCAGAACGGTACAAGCTGCATCATAGAAGCACCATGTGGCGCAGGTAAAAGCCTGATTATTGGCAAGATATGCCACGATTCAATTACCCATGACGTGCGTGTATTAGTCGTCACGCATCGCAAAAAACTATTAGAACAAAATGAGGCAGAGCTTAAAAACCTGCTACCAACTGCAAGCACAGGATTTTACAGCGCAGGATTAAACCAAAAAACACAGGACGCACAGATTATCTTTGCAGGCATACAAAGCATAGCCAACGCCATAATCCAGCATTACGAAATACTTATCATTGACGAATGTCATCTTGTTGCACCCAATGAGTCAGGACAATATCACGCGCTTATAAACAAGCTAAAAGAAGTTAATCCTGATTTAAAAATACTTGGCCTTACCGCCACCCCGTACCGATTAGACAGTGGCTATTTAACAGAGTGGGATAACCCTATTTTTGAGCAAGTAGCCTACAAAATTGATGTTAAGCTACTTATTAAACGTGGTTTTTTGTGTCCTGTGGTGTCAAACAGTGGTGGTGTTAAAGTAGATGTAAGCAAGGTAAAACACAAAGGCGGTGAGTTTTTAGATAGTGCGCTTGAATCGTTATACATGAGCAAAACACCTGAAATCGTGCAAGATATTGTCAAAAAAGGCATTGATCGTAAAGCATGGCTGATCTTTTGCGTATCAATAGAACACGCTGAACAAGTCACTGCCGAGTTGATAAGTCATGGTGTCAATACTGCCTGTTATCACTCACAAAGCGACAATGATTATATTTTAGATGACTTTGCACAAGGTCGCCTAAAGTGTTTAGTCAATGTCAACATACTCACGACTGGCTCAAACTTTCCCATCGCCGATATGTGTGTTCTTATTCGAGCTACTGAGTCAACCGCGCTTTATGTGCAAATCGTTGGCCGTGTTATGAGATTGTACCCAAACAAAAAGAATGCGTTATTGCTTGACTATGGCGGTAATGTGCTACGACATGGCTGTATTGACGATGTGATAGTCAAAACCAAAGGCGAAGGTACAGGCGAAGCACCAGCTAAAGAATGCCCGTCATGCGATACCATACTTCATGCCGCTGTGCGTGAGTGTCCCGAATGTGGATATATTTTTGAGCGTGAGCCTGACAAAAACCTTGAGTTAAACGCTTATGACGGTGCGGTACTATCAGACCAACGCAAGGTACAACGTGTAAATGTTGACCGCATGAGCTTTAAAGTACACAAGAAGACAGGCAAGCCTGACAGTATTAAAGTGACTTATCATTGCGGTTTGGCAGAGTATTATGAGTGGCTAACTCCGTTTCATAGTGATTTTGGAATGAAAAAGACTAATGATATTCTTATTCGTTTTGATTTTAACTTTGAGCCTTTCAGTCGTACGCTTTTAGGTATTGATGAATATATATGTTATTTTTCATCATTCGGCAGTCATTCTCAAAAAGTAACCGCAATCGACATCCTCCCCTCAAAATATACCGAAGTTAAAAAACGGTACTGGAGCAAAGCATGAACCACAAACAAGAATATGAAGCCATCAAAAAACAGTTGGCCGAATGTCAAAAATCAATCAAGAATCGTTGTATTGAATGCTCTAACTACAACCCTAAAAAATACGAATGCTTAAAGCATGGGGACGTGCCAATTGAGTACGTTTATCAGAAAAATGATTGTCCAGACTTTGATTTTTGCCCTTTTGAAGACGTGGAGCTTTGACCACGTTAAAAAATAAAGCATCAATAAAAAAGCCACTAATCAAAGTGGCTTTTCTACTTTCAAAACTTTACTTCTTATTACGCAACTGTCGCTTGTAATAGTTCAACGCATATTCATACTTCTGCAATGCTAACCGCTTACACCACGCCATGAAATCATCGTAGTCAATCTTTAACAACGCACAGACTTCACGTAGCGTATGATAATTGCCTTTGTATTTTATTAGCATTTTGACTCCACGTAATTCATGTATTTATTCATAAAGTTGCTGAATTGAACGTGCTGACCCTTCACTACCACACCGCTAACAAGCGTTACATCAAACGATACGCCGTTACTCATGCTCACGCACTGTACGCGCTGTAAATCAACGATCTCGTTGCTGATAAACGCCATACGGCTGCATAACAGCACACGCTCTAAAATATCTGAGTCTTTCATTTAATGCCTCTCATGTATAAGTACCTGTCAAACGCCTGTTGTTTATAATCATTGTTTTTCATAAACATCAAAAATTTTTCGCCTAGCCCTAGAATGCTTTTTATGGTTTGAATCGGTTGCATCTTATGACGAAACAACAATACAATGCTTTTTTTGTTTATTGTTGCTGTGGCTTGTTTTGTCTGCATAAACAAATTATACGCATCAAAGCCTTC